TTGGTTTAACATAATCACTCCTCTCCACCACTGATGCTCAGTGTCTCTGCACCAGTTCTCAGAGTACTTGGGGTGACTATAGCATCCGGCACTAAGGCCGAATATTTTCTGGCCGTCAGGCCTCGTCTGTTCAGCGTGGTTGTACAAATGGGTGTGACCCTGTACCGCACTACAATGCAGTTTGGAAACCAGTGTGAAGCCAAGGTGGACACTACTGATGGGCCTTCCAGATATGCCGGAGGTAAAGTAGTGGCTGAAGGATATGCCTGCCAAAGTCAGCACTGACTTGAATGGTGTAACCTTCCACCCATTCTTCTCGTAATGTAAATCACTAATATCAATTGTGCCATGTAACTCAGGAGCAGAGTTAGTCGCCCTGTTGATTCTGTCTTCATGGTTTCCAAGACACATATGCATCTTAGGTTTGTACTGCTTTTCTTTGTTCTTTCTCTTCTGGGCGTTGTACGCCCTCAACGGTTCCATAAGTTTCTCTTGGGCTTCAATACAACTATTTATATCTTTCTTATAGCGTTTGCCTTCAAAGCCTTTGGTTCCCTTGTCGTATGAAGATAGTGATGGCATGTCAGCAAAGTCACCCAGACATACTATGTACTCTGGCTTGTGAGCCACAATGAACTTACCCAGATGGGTAAACCTTTCATTGTCATAGTCTGGGTTGGCATGTGCATCAGGAATTATTAGCAAATTCACGTTTACGAACCTCCTGTATTATTGCAGTGTCTCGTTCTTGTGGTGTGGTGTAAGGACCCTTGGTACATAGGTAGTGTTTACCAGTTGGCTTTGACAGCAAGAACCAATGTTCTTTCTGCTCACCTTTAGGAATCCAAAACCTTTCGCACCTGTATTCAGTGCCCTCTATAGCACCCATGTTGAAGCCCCCCTCCTTTCCCCAATTTATCTTCACAGTTCACACGCCCCTCCTGTACAGGCAAATTCCTGACTGCTAGTGGTAACGTCTTCCTCTTCAAGGATCAAGTCCCAATCAATTTCCTTTGGTATCTGCTTGGCTCTGGCCTTGTACTCTGCCTCGTCGCAATCCTCATACGGAGCAGACTCATACGAGTGCGCCTCGTCTGCGCTAGGCAGGAATGATACGCCAGATATAATATCAAAGTTGTGCCACACCCATGCACCTACCTCTATCCACTCATGCTCCTTGACGTAGATAGTGACTGAAGGTTTGTGTTCGCACCAGTGCATAGAGAACTTCTTCCATATCTCCAGATGCTCCAAGGCTGACAGGTCATGTCTGGTCAGTGACCTCTTGGGAGACTTCTGAGGGAACTCAAACACCCAAGCCTCTGCGTTGTAAGGGTCAGTGTGGTAGGGTACGTTGCAATCAATCAGCGCCTGTGATAGAGGGTCTTTCTTATCGTTGCGAACCCTCCTGATCAGGTGTGAATTGTAACGAGGGTGTATACCTGATGCACTGTTCACAAGTTGACTGACTGTGCCTGATGGCTTGACACAAGTGATAGCGGTACTCTCTGGTATGCCCAGTTTCTTGGCCCACTTCTTGTTTACACTGACAGCATGAGACTTGAGATATTCCAGATCATCTGCACTGGCATTCATTACAGCAGGGCAATCCATGATACCTGTCAGGCTAACGCCAAGCAGTCTCTCCTCTTCAGTGTTGCGCTTCCATGCGGGAGACAGATACCTGAAGTCAGTGAGAGTAGACTGTAAAGTGCCAATGATAGTGGCGATCTCTACCTTGTTCCTGATGTCAGCAAGTGTGTCTCCCTCTCTGCACACTGCTTCTGAAAGATTGCAGAATTCTTTGGGTCTGAGCAGAATTTCCGAACATGGATTGCAACCGAACTCATGCTCACTGTCCCTGCGCTCTGGTATCATATTCTTTGCGGCTTCACGATTAAAGATACCACGCTCTCCACTACGGCTTTCATACAGAGCGGTCCACTCTCGTAGGAATACACCCATGTCAGGCTTCTCTGTATAGCATACGCTATTGTTAGCCAATGCTCGTTGAGGATTCTCCATCCACCATTGACCAGACTTAGCGTGACGCATACGGTCATCAGTCAGATTGGATAACGAGATAGTGGCTGACCTACGCACACCACCGACTACTACTGACTCACCGATAAAGCACACCAGATCGTGACACTCTATGGAGTTTAGTCTCCTGCCTGATGCTCCTCTGAACACGCTGACAAAGTGACGGAACAATTTTTCCAGAGGTTCTGGTCCTGAAGCCCTGCCCCCGAATGTCTTGAGCCTAGCACCAGAAGGCCTGATCTTTGACACATCCCATGTGGGAACCTGCCCCGCATACAACAGACTTACCAGTTCTTTGAGGGCCTTGGCCCACCCAATCTTACTGTCCCTAACAACGATTACAGAGTCGCTATCGTGGAACTCATCCGCTACCTGTGGCAGTGCGTTGATGTATTGCCTTTCTACAGAGAACCCAACCCCTGTCCCGCACATAAGAATGTACATGCATTCATCGAATGCTTTTGGATTGTCGATGGGAAGGTAGGAGCAGTTGTATCCTGCGACTGCATCTCTTTCCAGTGCCTTTCCCGCAGTCATCATGCACCTCATGCTAGGCATGACATCCATGTTAACTATGGCATCACGAACATCCGACAGATTGGTTGACGTTCTGCTTTGGAAGAAGTCTACGTATCTCTCTACTGTCTCCTCCCAAGTCTCTCTTCTCTTCTGCTCATCCAGATACTTGGCGTACCTAGACTTGTGTATAAACTTTTGGTATTCATTCATAGTACGACAGGCCCCTCGTCTACTTCTATCTCCAACTTGGAAACCTCAGACATTGGAATGATCCACTTGCTGTTATCGGCAAGGCCTATCTCGTAAACTGTAACATCGTTGAAGGTACTGGCTGTTACCATATCTTTAGAAAGAACTTCCTGTTTCCTGTTTGATTTCTTGGCCCAACATATGGCTAAGATATCTATGATGACAGGGTAGGTTTGCAGGATCACGGTTCTTGTGCCCTGTGATCGTTTGAAAAATCTTACTTCTCTGTAAAATGACATTCAAGTTCCTCGTAATTGTCTTTCAGTTTGTGTTTGATTGCGTACTCTATGTACTCTTCAAGAGAGACTCCCCAAAAACTTTTGAACACATCGCTCCAGTTTTTTGAGGAGTCTTTTCTCGACTTACGGTAGCAGTATCTAGCAAATGAATATTGCATCTGCTCTGCTAGATCAGAAGGGAATGTCCTCTCCCTTCTCAACTACATCAACATCACTCCTTGCATCAGCGGTGTGCTTCTCTCCTCCCGCACCTCCAAGCATCTGCATTGTGTACCCTGTGATCTCTGTTACGTACCTCTTGATGCCCTCCTTGTCATCATATGAACGGTTAGCAATTTTTCCCTCGACATAGATTTGTGATCCCTTGTTTACATACTGCTTGATTACATCAGCAGTCTTGCCAAAGAACACAACCCTGTGCCAATCGGTTGTCTTGTTTTCACCGTAACCGCTGTTGGTTGCCAGTGAGAAAGACGCTACTGTGTCTCCCGATTTAGTCTCGCGGAACTCTGGTTCCTTGCCAACGTGACCAACTAATATTGCTTTGTTTACGCTTGCCATCTCGCATCATACCTCTTGGTTAGTTTCCATAATTGTAAGGCCGCTTCAAACATACTAAACAGCCTCTCTCTTTCTTCCCATTGGTACTCTGCTACATAACCGGGAGAAGAAAACGATACAAAAAGGTTGAGGAGTTTCCTGCCTCCACCTATCCCATGATTGTAAGCCGCCAGTTGTACACCATGAGAGTCGTACACATCAGGCTTCTTACCTTCATCCAAAACTTCCTTGGTCTTGAAGTCAACCACCCACTCATCAGAGTGTACATCTATCTTACCTCCGTACCCCATTGGGTGGGCGAATGATTGCTCAACTTTCCAATCCTGATCACCGCATACCTCCTTCATCTTTGCGAGGGTTTGCATGACCATGTGTATTTCGTTTGGGTCTTCTGATCCACAACTTCCAGTGAGTAGTTGTTGCTCAATAAGGTTGTGCATGTATGTCCCTCTCTCAGCAGACTTTATCGAATGCTCTTTGGACAAAGCAAACACACGCCTCTTGAATGCTGACTCATCTTCATCCCAGAACTGTTTTGATTCTACCATTGATTGAAACAACTGCTCTTGGAAGTACCTGTTCAGACCGGGAGATGCTACTACATCTTTCCAAATGGTAGACACAGACGGCACCCACCCATGCTTACGAGCATCACGCAGGGTTGTGTTACGAATACCTGTCTTGCCTTCGATCTCGTAGTGTGGGCTACCATCTGTATCGTACCAGTGGCTCATTTGTATGGACTCCAATAGTGTTCTTGTTTGAAGTTAAACTCTTTTGCCAGATTATGTATAGCAGTTTGAGTTTCCAGACAATCATTAGCCATCGCTGACCCTACTTCTAAAACATCTCTAAGCACTTCAGTTGAACTGTTGATAAGTTTAAGAAGCAATTCTCTTTGCTCGTCAGTGATCTGTTTTGCTATTCTCTTAGCAGGTTTCTTTGCTACTTTCTTCTTAGTCATTTTGTTTGAAGTCCTCCGACTCGTCTTGACCATAAACACCATGCTTGTATGCCCCAGAGATTTTGAGTACAGCACGTGACAACGCTCTCTTCTCTGCCATCTCTACGACATACAAGGTTGTGACATTACCCTCTCTCCCCTTGCCAAACAAAGCAGAGGCAAAGGTTTCAATGGTTGTGTCACCCTTAGTTGCAACTGCCTTCACAACTGCAAAGTCTTTTTGAGGAGGTACGCTCATCAGTTCAAACGATACCTTGATATTGTTAGCATACTGTATCTTTTCTATGCCTGTTCTCGTAATGATAGGTATCTTCTTGCCGCCTCTCTCAAGAGTAAATATATCCTCCTTAACTTCTAAGGCGTTCTCTTTAACCAAGTCATTAAGGAAGTCTCGTTTACTTGCCATGCTCTTC